TTCAAGGTATGTCATTTGAGAAAGATCCAACAAATGGTGTAGGGGGTCCAGTTAAATACTTCTTTCATGAGGAGGCTGGGATTGCTCCTAAAATGGATCAGACATATGAGTATATGAGACCAGCAATGAGATCTGGACTTATTACTACAGGGATGTTTATAGCTGCAGGATCTGTGGGTGATTTGGGTCAGTGTTTACCTTTAAAAGATATGATCTTAAATCCAACTGCAAAAGATATTTATGCAGTAGAGACAGACTTAATAGATGATAAAGGTACTACAGGTTTGTCAGGTTTATTTATTCCAGAACAGTGGTCAATGCCTCCATATATAGATGATTATGGTAATTCACTTGTAGAATCAGCATTAGAAGCCTTAAACAATCAATTTGAACAATGGAAAAAAGAACTAGCTCCTGAAGAATATCAATTAAGGATTTCTCAGCATCCAAGAAATATTCATGAAGCTTTTGCTAATAGAACAGTATCTGTATTTCCTACACATCTCCTTGCTGCACAGCAAAGAAGAATTGAAGATCATGAATATGGTTGTGAATACTTAGATATTAGTACTGATGAGAATGGAAAACCTACAGTAAAGACAAGTAATAAAAGACCAATAATGCAATTTCCTATTAACAAAAAGACTGAAGATAAAACTGGTTGTCTTGTTGTTTGGGAAAGACCTGTAGAAAACCCTACCTTTAGTATGTATTATGCTTCTATTGACCCCGTAGGTGAAGGTAAAACAACTACTTCAGAATCCTTATGTTCTATTTACATAATGAAAGCTCCTGTAGAAGTAACTAAAATATCTGGTGGAGAAACAGAAACTTATATTGAACAAGCTAAAATTGTAGCAGCATGGTGTGGTAGATTTGATGACATTAATAGAACACATCAAATGCTTGAGTTAATTATTGAATGGTATAATGCTTGGGCCCTTGTGGAGAATAACATTTCCCTCTTTATACAGTATATGATATCTAGAAAGAAACAAAGATATCTAGTACCTAAGAGTCAGATTATGTTCTTAAAAGATCTTGGTTCTAATGCTAATGTGTTTCAGGAGTATGGTTGGAAAAATACAGGTACTCTTTTTAAAGCACATCTTCTTAGTTATGCTATAGAATTTACTAAAGAAGAATTAGATGTAGAAACAAAAGCTGATGGTACAATTGTAAAAACTAAATATGGTATTGAACGCATACCAGATCCAATGCTGATAAAAGAAATGCAAGAATATTCAGATGGGCTTAATGTGGATAGATTAGTTTCTTTTGCTGCACTTGTTTCATTTATGAGAATACAACAGTCAAATAGAGGTTATTTAAGAAGACAGATTACTGATGATAGTGCTAAAAACTTGCAAAAGTCAGAAAATTTGTTTAAATTAAATAAGAGTCCATTTAGACATATGGGAAATAATACGACAAATACAATGAGTGGATTTAAAAAATCTGCTTTCAAAAACTTTAAATAAAGGTTATGCAAGTATATAACGCAATGCAATTAAAAAAAGGAGCTAAAGTTGAACACAACCGATTAGGTAGTGTTACTCAACCTCTTCAGTTCCTTCCTAAAAAAGAAAAGGATGAGCAATGGGCTGCATGGAATCTTGATTGGTTAGAATGGAATGGTCTAAGACAAATAAGGAGAAATGCCCGTAGGTTAATGAAAAATTACAAACTTGCTAAGGGTATTATTGATAGAACAGACTATATAGTAGAAGAAGATAATGAGTATAGAGATATTATTGAACTACTAACAAAAGAAGATTCTACAGCATTAGAATTAAAATTTTATCCAATTATCCCAAATGTTATTAATGTTCTAGTAGCTGAATTTGCAAAAAGGTCAACTAAACTTACATACAGAGCTGTAGATGAAATCTCATATAATGAGATGCTTGAGCAAAAAAGAGCAATGATTGAAGAAACATTAATGGCTGATGCTCAAACAAAAATAATATCAGCATTATTAGAACAAGGTCTTGATCCAAATTCAGAAGAAGCACAACAAGAACTTGCACCAGAAAAAATTAAATCACTTCCAGAAATTGAAAAGTTTTTTCAAAAAGATTACAGATCAATTATAGAACAATGGGCAAGTCATCAACATAAAGTAGATGTTGAAAGATTTAAAATGGATGAACTTGAAGAAAGAGGTTTCCGTGATATGCTTATTACAGATAGGGAGTTCTGGCATTTTCACATGATGGAAGATGACTATGATGTAGAACTTTGGAATCCAGTAGTTACTTTTTATCATAAATCTCCAGATATCAGATATATATCTCAAGCAAATTGGGTTGGTAAAACAGAAATGTTTACACCATCAGATGTTATTGATAAGTATGGTTATTTAATGGATGAAGATCAGTTAGCTGCATTAGAAGCAATATATCCAATTAGATCAGCCGCATATAATATTGGTGGTTTGCAAAATGATGGTAGTTTCTATGATGGAACTAAATCACATGATTGGAATACTAATATGCCATCATTAGCCTATAGACAGTATACATCATTTATGAGTGGTAATGTATTAGATGGTTCTGATATTATTACTCAAATTATGGCAGAGGGTGAAGATTATTATGATCAAGGAACTGCTTATTTACTTAGAACAACTGTTGCATATTGGAAATCACAAAAGAAAATTGGGCACTTAACTAAAATCTCAGAGATGGGAGAAGTATTTACAGAAATTGTAAGTGAAGATTATAGTGTAACTGATAAACCAATTTATGATAATAGACTATTTAAAAATAAATCTAAAGACAATTTAATCTATGGAGAACATATAGATTGGATTTGGATTAATGAAGTTTGGGGTGGTGTTAAAATTGGTCCAAATATTCCTTCATATTGGGGAATGAATAATCCAGGAGGATTCACACCAATATATATAGGAGTTAATAGAAAAACTATTGGGCCTCTTAAATTTCAATTTAAAGGAGATAATAGTTTATATGGTTGTAAACTTCCAGTAGAAGGTTCTGTATTCTCAGATAGAAATACAAAATCAACAGCTTTACTTGACTTAATGAAGCCATATCAGATTGGCTATAATATAGTCAACAATCAAATAGCTGATATACTAGTAGATGAGTTAGGAACTATAATCATGCTTGATCAGAATACTTTACCAAGACATTCACTAGGAGAAGATTGGGGTAAAGGAAACTTAGCAAAAGCATATGTTGCAATGAAGAATTTCCAAATGCTTCCTCTAGATACATCTATTACAAATACAGAGAATGCATTAAACTTTCAACATTTTCAAAGACTAGATCTATCTCAGACAGAAAGATTAATGTCAAGAATACAGTTAGCTAATCACTTTAAGCAACAAGCTTATGAAGTAATAGGTGTTAATCCACAAAGAATGGGTCAACAAATAGCTCAAATGACAGCAACTGGGGTTGAACAAGCTACTGCAGCTTCATATGCACAAACAGAAGTTTTCTTTATTCAACACTGTGACTATCTAATGCCTAGGGTACATCAAATGAGAACTGACTTAGCTCAGTATTATCATTCAACAAAACCATCAACAAGATTAACCTATATTACAGAGGCAGATGAAAAAGTAAATTTCCAGGTGGAAGGTACTGACCTTTTAATGAGGGATCTCAATATTTTCTGTAGTACTACTGCAAACCATAGAGCTGTATTAGAACAGTTAAAACAAATGGCTATGCAAAATAATACTGCTGGAGCAAGTATATATGATCTTGGTAAAATTGTACAGGCTGATTCTCTTTCTGAGATTAATACAGTTCTTAAGATGTCTGAGAAAAAACAACAAGATCAGAAACAACAAGAAATGCAAACTCAACAACAAATGCAACAAGAACAACTTGCATCTCAAGAGAAACAAAAACAAATGGAGATTGAAGCAGCTGCTGCTAAAGATGATAAGATGATTCAGAAAGATATTACTGTTGCTGAAATTAGAGCAGCTGGTTATGGATCAATGGCTGATGTTAATCAAAACCAAGAATCAGACTTTAAAGATGCAATGAAAGAAATCCGAGAAACTGAACAATATCAAGGTCAGATGGATGTTCAAAGACAGAAGCAAAGTGATGATATGGTAAAACATTCACAGAAGATGGATGTTGAACAGCAAAAGTTACAAGTACAACAAGATATAGCAAATAAACAACTAGAAATAGCAAAAGTCAATAAAAATAAGTACGATAGTAAATCTTCTGATAAAAAGAAAAAATAGGTTTAGCTATATAGTGCAAAAAAAGAATT